TCGTCCTGCAATAGTTTTCGTTGCTCCTCCATTCTCTCTATCCTGTAGGATAGGGTCCTGGATTCGTGACGAATCATTTCTATTTGCGTCTGAATCCTTTCGATGTTTTCTTTAGGTATTGGCATAAAGTAAAGATGTATTTGTTTTTAGAAATGAATACATTGACAATTAAATTGTCAACCGTTTATCGCTTTAGTATCAACGATCGTTGCGTCCTTGTTGTAAAGGTATCCAGTCATTTTGTTGACTGTCTGGGTTCTGTCGAAGTCAGTCTGCCAGGGCATCTTCCTGCTGTGAAACCTGAAGTCGTAGTCCTGCCTTATCAATTTAGAGATATTCCAAATATAAAGTAATCCCTCGAACTCATTCACGTATATGAAGTCCTTCTTCACGGACTCCGCTAGTCCTATGTTGGTGTCCAGCTTTAACTGCTCAATGATCCAAGGATCGTAGGCCTTGCGCCTGGACTTGATTTCAAACAAGTAGTTGTCGTTCTCGTAATCAAAGGAACTGAACTGATCCTCAGCCTTGATTAGTTTACTGATGCCCGTGAAGGCTATCATTATCTGCTCCGCTACTTGTGATTCAGTCATTATGTAAATCTCCCCAGGCAGTGATAGAATTTTAGTAGACCGCCAATGTCCCGCTGCCCTTCTCGGTTCTTGGCTATCTCGTAATACATTTTTGTATAAGGTCCTTTGTCATCAATTTCCTTGGAGGCTTCAAAGTCCCCATCGGTTGGATACATTAGTAACACAATGTCAGCATCGTTCTCAATGTCCCCGGAATCCTTTAGGTCATACAGCTTGAGCCTGCCGTTCTTGGCACCCTCTCGGTTCACCTGAGCGAGTAATATGACGGCTATATTTAAATCAATAGCCATCTGCTTTATTTTGTGAGAGATGTCGGCTATACCTTCAGCCTTACTCATCCTAGAAGAAAAGGGGATGAGTTGTAAGTAATCAATCACGAGTAACTTTACTCCGTATTTGTTAACGAACTGCCTGGTTTGACTACAAAGATCATCGGCACTCTTGACCGCGTGAGATGTATATATGGGTAACTCTGAGAGTTGATTGACAGTCTCGGTTACTCTAGCCATTTGCTTATCGGTAGCTACGTTGTCCTCCACGTTACGAATGTTGACTCCAGATATTACTTGGGTCAAACGCTTTGTCAGTTGCTTCTGTGGCATCTCCAGTGAGAAGATACCGCAGTGATGGCCGTCCTTCTTGACTGCCTGTAGCGCAATGTATAGGGCCAGGGCGGACTTACCGCAGGATGTGGGGGCAGCGATGGTCATAACCTCACCAGCGGCGATGCCTCGATTGCCTAAGTAATCATCGAACTTATTAGTATGAGTCTTGACTACGTCGGGTTCGTATTCGCCGGACTGCATCTTCTTTATATCCTCAAGTAATTCCTTGGCGGATTCGCCTATCTTTACTTTGGATTGGCTGGCCAGCGGTCTAGCCAGCAGGGTGTTCTCCAGTTCGGAACGAATCTCGTCGTAGCTCCTTGTCTCGGACTCAACCTCTTCGACGGCTAGTCGGCACGAACGCATAAGCTCACGGAGCTTTGATTTTTCTGCCACTATATGCGCAAAGTATGAAGCCTGAGCGGGCGTAGAAGCCCTTGCGGTAATGGCAAGTAGCCCGGCTATCCCGCCGACCTCATCAACCCCTCTGAGGGTCTTCAGGTGCTCCAGAACGGATACGTCATTCAAGGGCTTGCCTTGAAGTGCTAGTGCTCCGATTGTTTCAAATAGTAATTGGCATCTCTGCAAATAAAAATCGCCCGACTGGACGATTTGAGTAACGGAATCGTAGACTGATGTATCCTCTTCGAGTAAACAAGATGCTATTAATCCTTCCTCCGCCTCAGCATTATGTGGTTGCTGATGGACCAGTAGTTCCAATTCGTCTTGATTCATTCTCAACTGCGGACAAAAGAGAGCGAAGCAATTGACCCAAAGCGTTGTGCTTTATTCTTATTTCTTTAGGTAATTTCAGGGCATCAATCTCGTTGTGAATGTTGAGGGATACCTCTGCGGCTTCTATAATTTTTGTCATTTTTTGTTAGTATATTTGTGAAGTTAAGAACACTTGAACCCCCCGCCGATTTGCGGAGAGCCAAGCATTCTAGCACAAGGACTTACTTCTTTTCTTCTCTTTCGAGCATCCCTATGGCTATCAATGAGTAGCCAATCAGGTCACGAAAAATGTCCTTGGATTGATCGCCTTTGGTGGTAACTTGGAGCGACCCATCTGAACAGAAAGCCTTAGCTCTCTGGAATTTGTCCTGCATACGGATGCAGATACCCGTAAGGGGATGAACGCCGAACTCAGTTGAAGCGTCAAAGTTAGCGAAGGGGTTATCGCAAGTCTTGCCACCCGTGTAATCCGAGTTCTTGTTAGCGGTCATCGCCAGGATGTCATCCATCTCTTCGGAGCGGAACTTATCCCACCACCCTTTGTCAAAATCCGCCATCCTTAGAAGGGGGAGTCATCACTCGATGGCACTGTTGCCGCGGCTGGAGCCGAGGAGCTAGCGTTTGCGGGTGCATCAGCGGGGTTAACTGCTAGTGACATAAAAGACAGACCGCTCTTAGCGACCTTCTTCCATCCTTTGAGGTAGTAGGTCTTACCCTCTACGTCAATCTTCCCGTTGTAATCAGGTTGATTGGGTTTTTCTTTACGGTCATTCACGAAGAATGTCCCGGTGTTGGTGTTATCGTATTCAGCCATAGTTATTATTGGTTGGTTAGAATTCAGTTGTTGTAACAACTGGTAGAGATTTGCTCTTGCCGTGAGTGTTTGTTGCATCCGCATCCTTGGTATCGTCGATAGCAAAGAGTCCATTGAGGGCATACTTACGAGCATAGGAACTAGCGGAGCCAGTAATCTGAGCATCGTCCATACCCTTCTTTACTTCAGCCTCACGAGCAAAACCTGCACATAGTATTCCGACATCACTATCATTATCAAGTAAACTAGCCACGGCCTTGACATAAACACGCCCTGAAACTTCTACAATGGAATCGCTGACAGTGAGAGAACAACCCCACTCAGCAAGCAGAGGTTTTAGTGCAGTAAGGATGTCCTCACAGGAGCGGTATTTATACCCTCCGAACTTGTTAGTCTGCCCCTTGGGAGCTTTGAGGGATGACTGAACTCCCTGTAGTTTTTGTCTTATGTTTTTATTCATAGTATTTTTTGGTTAGTTCACGATACAGTTTGCATCGTTCTTTTTCATTGGAACAGGACTCAAGTTCTTTCTTGGTCGCTCCTAGAACTCTTAATTCAACAGCCTGTTCGGAGGCTGTCAATGAATTTTTAAATTTTTTCGTAAGTTGTATAAGTCCAACGGGGTGAAGGACATCCAAGGTTTCTTGTTCGAGGTAAGCAGCCATAGCATCGAGGACACCAGGCAAATGTTCCTTGTCACCCTTGCACATTCTGAGATAGAAGTTCTCTACCTTGCCAAGTAGACTGTTTGCCTGTCTGGATATAACGCCACGAACCATCCCGGTCTGGTGGTCGTGGTCAAGAACCCAATCGTCTTTCTTTGAGGCCAGGATAGGACAGCACAGCGGTTTGTTCTGCTCTCTGAATTCTTTTATTTTACTCTGAGGAAGATACGTCATATTTTTTCATCCATTCTCTTATACTTTTTTCGGATAAGCCACCAAGTTCTGCCTGTATTTCTTTGTATGTCAAGCCCTCATTTCTTAACTGATAAGCCCTGCTTGCGAACTCCTTCTTTTGTTCATCAGTAAATCGTATGCCTCGCCTGGTTGTAGTATCATTGCTGATTAAACCCAAGCGTTTCATTCGATCAAATCCCTTGGCCTTGCACTCACGGAGGAACTTGTTTCGAGAAATCATTTCATCGAAGTCCTTATCATCGTGATGTGCTTCCAACAAATCAAGTAAGCTTGTTATTGAATTGATGTCGTTCATTCTAATTCCTGTTGTTTGATTGATAGTATTTGCCCGGTCGCACCTCGCTTGAAGACGCACCGCCCAGCCTTGTCGGGAGCCTTCTTTAACAAATGTTTTAATGCTGAACTCTCATCATTAGCCCACTTAGAAGTCTTCCCAACGTAGCCATCGGGCATATTGTTCATCGTGTATTTAATTTCGTATTGATTCATTTCATACGGAGCAGCCAGTAAAGTTCAGCGCACTTCTTTGCTACCTTTATTCCCTTCTGCATATCGCTTTCCTTCCAGTCCTTGTGATGATGCTTCTTGGTATCGCAATCAATCACAACAGAACGACAGGCGGGTAAGTAATCCAGCCCGTGTTCCTTCATTAGCATAAATGATTCAATGGCTAACTGCTGGCAGTCCTTGGGATAGGTCTTAGCCTTACCCTTGGTGTTAGTCCTGCACTTGTAGTCCGCTAAGAATAACTGACCATCGGAATCGTGACCAATGAAGTCCACGCTACCGGCGATCTTGATTCGGTTACTTGCTACGATCTTCTCACAAGCGATTGGCTTAACGCCTTCAGCTTGAATCCATTCCACGAATGGTGTAGCCCACTCGTCCCAGACACTAGCCTCTGGCTGTTGGTCTGAGTAAAGGAAGTTGTAATCAACGTGCTCCTCAATGACCTTGTGAACAGTGGTGCCGAACTCCGAGGACTCAATGGTGTCACCAGTAATAGGGTGCTCCCT